CTATAAATCATTAATTAAATCTAATTCTGTATCAGCTTTTCTTCTAGATATTTTTCTAAAATCCTTATAATCAGTAATCAATTCTTTTATTTCATATGTTAATAATTTCTCTGGGTCTTCTTCTTCATCCAAGTAATCTTCTAGAGATAAAACTTCCCCTTCTACATCATCCTCTAGTTTTAATCTATATAACAATCCATAACCTTGTCTTATTCTCTTCTTATCTAGTGCCATTACAAGAGTTTTAAACACACTATAGTCAAATATATCTGTATCCTTAAAAGCATACTTTAAAACCTCTACAATTCCAGCTGAGTCCATTTCTCTAATATCACAGATATAACAATCTTGCAATTGAGTATTATTATAATTGTCTTCACTTACTCTAATTTCTTTATAATACATGGTCCATAATTTCATTATCTGAATATCTATACTTGAATAAAAATTATAAGACTGTCTCTTATTACTCCATTCCCCTACTATATCTTTGTTAAATAAGCTTTCATCATATTCTTGGCTAAAAAACATACAGTGAAAATGTGGATGATAAGTATTTTCTTTAGCATTATAAGTTATTTCTAACGACTTTAAAGCTCCTTCAAACTCCATTAATCTATCTTCAAATCCTTTTGTATTTCCAGTTAAAGAATAACTGTAAGCTCCAAATAACTTTTTAAATGCTTTATTCATTTTCTCTATTGTTCTCTTTAGGTCCTCACCTGGTACATTAGGAACTGTAAGAGTAACTAGATACGGATAATAACCTTGCATTAATAACTCATTTAGTGGCTTTCTTAAATTGTGTACTGCTCCAGCTAAATCCCACTTTCTACAATTAGGGCAAAATCTATTATTTCTACACCTATTTACCTTTTGTAAATCCATTACTTTATTTTTGTAGTATATATCCCATTGCCATAAGTTTAAGCAGCTACCAATCCTATTAGCTCTACTCTTAAGCTTTTTAGAATAAGATACTAAGGAGCTTTTATACTCTTCACTCATCCCTAAATACCATCTTGCATATTGTCGGTTGTAATTAAATTTTCTTCTTTGCATTTCCTCTAAAACTTCATTTTCAAAATCCATGCCTTCACAACTCCTTATTTTAAGCCATTCTTACACTTGTTTCTATAAGTATCGAGGTATATATGCGCCTTCGGCTGAAATCGTTCCACTATTTTTGATAAACCAAAAATTTTCAGCCTCGGCGCACTATATTTGAAATATCTTTCACAAAATTGTAATCTTGGTCAAAATAAGGACTTTGAAAGCGAATTGGCTTATTATGAGTTCCATCCATCATAATATATCCATCACCAGGAGTATAACTATTAAGCTCCAAGTTGTTAAACTCCGAACCAAATACCATAGAATAACCTGTTTTAGACATTTCTCCTAGTGCTACCCTCAACCCTAACTGGTCACGAATAGAGGTTTTTATAACATCAGCATCCGGCCTTTGAGTAGTCAAAATCATAAATATACCAGCCTGACGGCCTTTTAATATAATTTCGCTCATTCGATTATTTATTTCCCCAGCAGTTTTCTTATCTATAGCACTAACAAATGCTGCTACCTCATCAAAAACTACAACTATAGGCTTATATCCATAATCCTTATAATCCTTTCCAAAACCATAGTTTGATAATTTTTTGAATTGTATATATCTTTCATTCATTTTTTCAGTAACTTCTCTTAATACTCTTGCTATTTCTCCTGGAGAACTAGCCACTTTCTCCTTAAAGATTCTTTCTAAATACGATAAGTCTGATATTTTAGGATCTAATATTCTAACATCTGCTTTAATAAGAGAAAATACTTTTATAAAATATGCTAATAAATAAGTTTTTCCCTTTCCAGTAACCCCACAAATCAAGGCATGAGGACACTTTCTAAAGTTCCAGTATATTTTGTTATTAATAGGTATCAAATCATTGTCTAAGCTTGTAATTTTGTTAATATAAAACCTCTCTGTAGACGTTCTATCTAATTTATAAAGTATATATCCATCTCCTTGCTCTTTAGATACACATTCCATTAAAAATAAATCTTGTAATGTATTTTCTAAATCTAAATATTTAGATCTCAAAAGACTTCCATCTAGTTTTACTGCTATATACACGTATCTTTCATCAAAATCATAATAAATTTTAGGTGTATAAATTATATCCTCGCCAATTTGTATATAAAATTCATTTAATTTTATAAGCTTATATAAAGTATCTTTAATTAACCTATTAAATGATAGGTTCTTATTAGTCAAATTCTTATATGCTATGACTCCACCAACTAAAACTACACCATTACAGAGCATAACTGAACCAGTAAACCCTAATAATACCGCTAATGAGGTTACCGCACCTACAGAATAATTAATTTTTTTCTCTAAAGGAGTTATATCTACAAATTCATATCTTTTTATGCTTTTTTTATTAGCCGGATACAAATTTTTAAATTTTAATTTTATCTGTTCTAAATCTATAAAATTATATTTCTTTGCTATTTCTCCCAATCTAATCCTCTCCATATATTGTTACAGGAGAGCTTATTGCTCTCCTACTAGTCTAGTTGACTACCTGGAACAAAATCTAATATATCTCCTAATCTTAATCCAAAATTATTTTGTGCTAGTTCTATACTAACAGTAACTTGTTCTTGAAGATTTGCTTCAAACTTTTCTGCAAGAGCTTTATCTTTAGTATTAAATGATATAGTTTTTCTCCTTTTATTAATTAAAGCTGACATAGTAATATTTGCTCCAAATCCGTTCTTTCCCTCATACGAATTAACATCTTCTACAATACCTATAATTATTACTGGCATATAAAGTCCCCCTTATTATTTAATATTTCTTCATCAAATATATTTTCTATAGCTGTAATTGTCTGATGAATTATTGAAGCATGACAAATATCCCCTTGCTCCATAGCTTCATCATACTCTTTGTACAATTCTTGAATTTCTTTAACCGCATCAAATTCCATAAAGAACCTCCTAGCTAATATTAATTTCCAAACTTTCGGCAGGGCACCGAATCATTAGTTTAAGAATTGAAATTTAGATGTGTTTTTGTTTTCTTAATATATACTATGATGGAATATATAAAAAGTTTCCTTTTTTTATAATTTTTTTCTGTAATTTATAATCTTGAAAACAAAAAAATATGATACTATTCTAAGTACCATATATCATTAATTGTTTTATTAAGTTTTTCAGCAATCTCTAAACATTTTTTAAGTGAGGGTATAGCCGAGCCTAGTTCCCACGGATAATAAGTCTTTATATTAATATTTAACATATCAGCAAACTCTTTTGGCTCCATAATATATTCCTTCATTCTTATTTCTTTTAACTTATTCTTCACGTTCATAAAACCACCCCTATTAATATTATATTCTAGGTAGGTTTTATTTTTCCTTTTATTTGAAATTTTTTCTTAATCCTAAAAGAATTTCCACTCCATTCACGAGAGGTAAACTTCAACCTCTCCCTCATGCAGCGGCTATAAATAAAAAAAGACCCTAACACTAGATTTCTCTAATGCTAGGGATAAAATTAAAACTCTCTAATTATGTTTGTAATTGTCTGTAATGCTTTTTCTGTAGTCGGTCCATACTTGCCATCCTCTGTTAATGGAGCTTTAGTTTTGGTTACATTGTTATAAAACTTCTGGAACTCTAAACAATAGTTTATAGAATACTTAGGTTTTTCTATTTCTACTTGAATTGTTTGCCCTGTAATAGCTTCTGATATAGCCTTTGCTACTTTATCTCTATACTCTTCAGACATTAATAACAATTCCTCTTGAGGATTAGATATGAACCCGACCTCTACTAATATTCCAGGGCTTGCAGTTCTTTTAAGTACTGTGAAAGTATTCTCTTTAACTCCTCTATTAGTAAGGTTAGTTGCTTTAATTAATGCATTTTGAACTTTACTAGCATATTCTTTACCTTTAGAACTATTAGTATAACAAAATGTTTCTATGCCGTTGGCTTGGGCATTATCTGCACTATTACAGTGTATAGATACAAATATATCTACATTAGCTTTATTTGCTATATTTGCCCTTTCCGTTAGTTCCAGGAATATATCTGTGCTCCTTGTTAATACTGCACTATGTCCTAATTTAATCACATAAGCTGCACACCTCTTAGCTATGTCTAGTGCTATATCTTTTTCTCTAGAACTTCTTGGACCTACTGCTCCAGGATCCTTACCCCCATGACCTGCATCTATACATATTTTCATAACTATTCTACCTCCTCATGAAATCCTTTTTTATTGCCATCCTTAAGCTGCATTAACATTTCTTTTAATCTATCTGGTATAGGAAGTCCAAGTGCTGCTGAGTTCTCTAATATAGATATACCTTCATTTGCAATATAAAAATAAGCCACTAATGTCCTGAATACCCACGTACCCGTATTCATAAGTCTATCTAATGCTACTGCAACGATAAGAACTATAAGTATTACAGACTTCCTTGCTAAACCTTTAAATCCTACATCTGAACTTAATTCCTTATTTATAGCTCCTCTAAGTAATCCGGTTATATAATCTAAGACCATAAAAGATATTAGCACTGCTAGAGCTGTATCCCAAGTTCCAAATAACCAAGTTAAAAAAGTTGCTATTCCTGCTATTGAACTATTGAAAACCTCTTTTTTATCCATTAACAATACCCTTCTTTCATATAAAAATAGGCAAAATAAAAGAGCCTGTTACAGCTCCTATTCTACCTTTTAAAATTATTTAGTTGTGTCGTACTTTTAACCTATTCTGTAGCAATTGTGGTTAGTTCAATTTTAGGTCTATATTGTGGATCTTCTGGCCCTTTTAGTGCTAAAGTCTCGGCATGTTCAGTAGGCGTTATCCATGATTTTGTGAGTGCATAGTCGATATCTTCAATATAATAAGTATCGGCCGCATATTGCATTACTGGTGCTACATATTCAGGTCTGGTTGTTGCTATGTTAGATAAAGAGTTCATTCCTGTTCTATAGACATTTTGTGCATAAGATTTTACTAAAAGATTATTAATTGCCATTTATATTACCCCCATTTCTAATAATAATTCTAATAATTCTTGTTGAAACAAACTGGTTGAAGCCGACACTTGCTCTGCATGTTGAAGTCTTGATTTTAATTGCTCTACCTCTATACTTAAAGGTTTTTGATATATTGGTTCTTGTGGTTGTTCCCCCTCTGTTGGATAACTAAATTCCAATTCTAAAGTTGTTGGGTTAATTCTTATTCCATTGCATTCCATAAAGTCTTGTCTATATTGACCATATTCTAATTCTATGACACCTACCGTTTCCTTAACACGTTCTTTTAATTCTATATATGATTCAAAATCTTGTTCAATTGTAGTTTCTATCACAGCAAAACTTTTTTCTCCTGTATCTATAACTACAGTTCCTGTTGTTTTGTCAAAATAAATTCTCCTACCTATCTGCATAAAAATGCCTCCTATTCTATTGCTATCCAACTATAAGTTCTTTGTGTCCAATCTGCCGTAGGTAATCTAAATCCAGTTGTTGTAACATAAGCTTTTGTTCCATCAGCCTTAATTGTTCTTGTACTTAATGCATTATATACAGGCCCATTTGCGTAGTATCTATTTTCTAAAGCACTAATGGGATGCGTTGTATCACTTGCATCATATATTACCCAATAACTATTTGACGATCTCATAAGGATTATTGAAGGCTTAAATAATAAGCCTGTTACTGTTACTGCGTTAAGAGGCCATGTTCCAGTATTACTATAAAAAGAATCTGTTGATGAACTTGACAATATACTACCACTAGCCCACTTTTTACCTGTAACTATATTTGTAATTTTATTAATTAAATCACCTAAAGGTTCAGTTCCTAAACTCTCTTGTTGTTTATTTGTCAAATTGGTTGCCATAGTATTTTTTAAAGCTTGTATTTTATCACTTTGTTGTTGAAAGGTATCTGTAGCCAATAGTGGACTTCCAACAACATTGGATATTAAAGTCTTACCATTATTGGCATTTGTAAAAAGTTCATTTATTGCACCTACGAGATTAGTCTTTTCTGTAGTATTTAGATTTGATAATGTTCCTACTTCTGCTTTAGTCGCCATTTGAGCCAATTGTGCCTCAACGTCACTACCTCCAGCAGTCTTTACATTAGATGCTACTGTTATAGGATGTAAGTTATCCCATGCTGTATTATCTGAATTTCTCTGTGTCATTTGAATACTTTTATCTGACATTTTAACACTTCCTTTCTATATTTCCTTATACCAAAAGTCTCCTGGACTTGGAGCGCTTGGTGCTATAGTTGCTGTAGTTATTTTTATACCACCTCCTGCTCCTATATCATTTTCAAGTTGAGAGAGTTTACTTGGAATGCTTAAATTCACATCACCAGTTGTTCCATTAACACTCTTAACTGCTTGCAAGGATGCAATTGCTTGTGCTATTCGCTGCGCTGTCCACCATCTTCTAGTTGTTGATGCTCCTACTTCTGCTTCTGCTTGAGATACATCACTAGCTAAGCTTGTCGGTATTCCGCTATGAATAATAGTTCTTGTTGTACCATTAATTCGCATATAAGGTGCGGCGGTGGTTGTCCACATATCACCATTTAGAGGCGAAGTTGGTGCTGCGGCATGAGGTATATTAATTAGTGGTAATGTAAGTTTACCCCCCATTTCATCACCTGTTTTTAATACAAAATCTGAGGATCGTTTTCCTTCTATAGTATCTGCATTACCACCATCTGCTGGTAATGCAGCAGGGAAATCTGTAATACTTGATGTAGTATGAACATGCCCTTCCTTTGAAACTTTTGTACCCTTAGCATAAACATCTCCATTTCCATCAACACCAAACAGCTCTACATAATCTCCACTGCCTTGCCTTTCACTAAATCCAAATCTATGAACATTCTTATCAGCTGTATCTATGAAAAATAATTTTTGCCACCAGCTACCACTAGTCTGATTAACCTCTCCGTTTCCACCATCTCCTAAAGTAATATTAGAACTTAGAGCAGAGTGAGTATGTCCAACATCTGACTTTATATCAGGATTAAAATTCCCTTTATGCCATATGTCAAATCCATTAAATTTAAATTCTATCCCAAAGAACTTCAAGTCATTTCACTCCCTCCTATCCTACTACTGTAACTCTAAATTGATTTGACGTTGGAGCTACAGCAAATAAAACTTTTATATTATTTACATCGACCTTTTGTATATCCGTTAGGACTGTTTCTCCTGTGGCTACCTCTTCAATATTTATAGCTAAATCTTTAGTATTTAAATTATGATTTACAGTAAATTCTGTGGCAACTCCGTTACCTAAACTTATACTGTACTTTTTAGTCCTTAATCCTAACTGCGTTGCTGTAGTCGTTGCAAAATTTGGATCATCTCCTAAAGCTGCTGCTAACTCATTTAAAGTATCTAATGTTGCTGGTGAGGAGTCTACAAGAGCTGCAACTTTTATATCCGTATATGTCTTTGCATTAGTCTCTGCAGTATCAGCTTTTGCTTGAGCACCTACTGGTGTTTCAGCTGCATTGGCTTTATCCATAGCTGCTTTAACAGCACTAGAAGTGGCGGCTGTAGTTGAACTTGTACTTGTTGTTGATGTTGATAGCTGCACTGTGCCACGTGCACTAGTTGTTGCAGCTGGTATATCAGTTCCAAGCAATGATACCGCTCCAGTTTTCCCTGCTACCGATGTAACTGAGTTTACCTGTGCTCCTTGTTCTATAGTATCAAGCTTACTTTTATCTTCCTTAGACATTAATCCATCAGCATTTGTTACTACTTTGGGAATAGGGTCTACTCCGCCAGTAAGATGTTCATTTGCATGTCCTGGAAACGGATGCCAGTTTATAACTTGATAATATTCAAACATGATTTCTAAACCTTCTGGAAGCCCGTTAGGTATTGTTACGCTTGTGGAAGATGTCTCAGTTAATGCTTTATCATCTTGCTTATCTCCATTTAGAAACCAAGTCATGGCGCCAGTATTAGGCTTATAAGTACCTTTGGTTAAATTAAATACAGTTGTGGTCCCATCAGTTGTAAATCGTTCTTGTTTCCTTATAAAGCTAGCTGGATTATCATTTGCATTTAAAGTACCATCCCCAGTAATACTTAAGTTAGCTCCTGGTTTAATTACTCCAGCAACTAAAGCTGTAGCTATAGGAATATCTTGTCCTCCCATTTGAGTCCATGTACCACTTGCAGTATCTTGCCAAATCTTTTTAGTATCTGTTGCAAAATAGATTTTTCCACTACCTGTTGCAGTTGGTCTTGCACTCTCTAGTCCTTTTTGTGCTTCAGGTACTCCACTTGCTTTTACGGGGGTAAATCCCAGTGCTGTTGTTACATTAGCACTTGTTATTTCTCCTCTTATAGTCGCTGATGACTTATTTTCTACACTCCCTAAGCCTACATCTGACTTAGTAGTTCCATGTGGGTTCGTACCTGTTGGATGAGTATAAACAGCCTGCTCGACACCATCAATTTTAATATTTCCATTTGTAGTACTATTCTCTGTTTTATTAGCTCCTGTACTTACCCCAGATAATTTAGTTCTTTCATCCGATGTCATTATCTTTTTAATAGCTGTTTCTGTTATTATATCTAAGCTATGAGTAGATGGATGAGTGTAATTATTAGCACCTGTTGCTATTCCGACTAATTTTGTTTTTTCTTCTATTGTATAAGCTGCTGTAATTGCATCTAGTACAGACTTATTAGCAAAAATAACCCCTAAATCTATCCAGGTAGTACTATTATAAAAATATATTGTCTTATCTGTAGTATTGTAATATACTTGACCACTAGCTGGATTGCTTGGAGCAATAGCTAAATTTTGTATCTTAGCATTTTGAAGTTCATTTTTATTTAGGTCTAAGTTCGTAAGTAATTTCAATATTTCACCTCCCTATTAATTCAAATAAGCTTTTCCTGAGAAAGCTGCTGTAAAACTTACCTTTATTTCATTTTCTGAAATGTATATTACATCTCCTACGACTACACTTCCAGCACTATCAACTACACTGGCATTAGGATATTTATTTAAATCATGCTTAATGATCCATTCAGTACTTGCTGAAATCTGGTTATGTATATAGGTATTGTTATCTCCTGGCGGAACATTGTTTTCATTATTTGATAAGTTAGCACTAATTAATCCATCTGATACATCATCATTATAAAATGAAACAACAACTATATCATTAACGTTAACGTCACCTACGTACTTAGCAATTATAAGCTCTGGTGAAATTCTATTATTTAATTCTTGGAAAATCACTCTTGCTTTTCTTTCTACAGTATTTACTGTCGACACTATGCCTTTTCGTATCAATTTCATCACCAACCCAATATTTTATATTATTTTAAACCACAAATCATTTCCTTTAGTGTTAACAGGTGATGTGCTTGATATAGCTATCTTTATGAGATTATTAAGTTCAGTTTGAATTGCTGTTAATTCTTGGGCTGAAGCATATACCAATGAATTATTAATTGTCGCTGATATATTAGTTGCATTACCCACAATTGCAACAATATTTATTTGTTTTTCTAATATATCAGCTCCACCTGATGCAGATATATATTCGGCTAGAGCCCCAGCATTTCCATAGCAATAAAGGATTTCCCCTAAGTTTGGATCCTGGGCAAAGAGTCCTAATTCTCTCCAATAAAATCCTGTTGTCATACTTTGATTTGACAGTATGCCACCAATTGTTGCTTTACCATCTAAGGTATTCTTTAAAGTAATTATATTTATAGATTTTACCTCATGTATTAATGAGTTCATATTTGCAACAACTTGATTTGTTAAAGTACCATCACCAACAGCTATTCTAGTAAAATTTATTTGAGTCCCAGTTAACCCTTTTGCTTGTAGTTCTTTCCCCTTATTTGTAAAGTTCAAGCCTCCAAATGTACTCATTTTTTAAATCACCTGCCTTATTGTTAAATAATCTCCAGTGTGGACTATACCAGCAGAGTATAATTTTAATTCTCCTGATAGGGAAATTATTATTTGCTCTAGTATTGTACTTTTTCTTTTAACTGCATTAACTACCATATTAAACTGATTTGCAAGTTCTGCGGTTACTGCAGTATTGGTTGTAATAACTTTAAAATTATAAGGATTTCCACCATATTCAAACCATTCTGTAACATAACCATCACCAAACATGTCCTGTATTACTTGCTCTATAGCATAAGCTGTGCCTTTTGTTTTATGAACTTTAAATGCACTTTTAATTAGTCTGCGTTTTGTCTCAATATCAGCGGTAGCTATATACCAGTCTACTTTAAATTGCCATGCTAAAATATCTAATACCTCACTTGATAACTCTTCAATTTTAGAATAAATAAGTATAGTATCTGTTACATTAGAGATCGAATTTAACTGTGGTGTTAATGCTGCACATAATCCTTTTGTTGTGGCATCTTCTTGCATAACTCTAGACTGAAGAGCTAATAAATTAACATTGTTTAAATCCAATTAAATCAACCCTCCATAAGTAATAGTTTTAGTACCTAAAATAGCTACTTTATCAGCTGTCAATTCTACGAAATTTGGGGATGTTGAAACTATTCTAAAAGCACCTTTTGAAAACATAAGGCTCTTCAAATAATCTAAATTAATATCCCTACCTAAAGAGCCACTTTGCCATGAGATATACTGATCTACAGCTCCACCTTCATTTTCAATTTTGCTTCTTATGCTAGCTTCTTCTGTTTTCCTTGCTGCATCTATATAGTAAGTAAGGTTAATATCATAAGTTTCAATATTAGGGGCTAATACTTGCACATAGTCCGTCAAAGGTCTTCTGCTTTTAGGACTAACTTCTGCATATGCCTTGTTTAAAATCTCCTGTGTAGGTATGCCTCCATTTTTCATAAGTACATATATATTAACAGTACCAGGACTCGGAGATGTTATAGAAACATCAGCTATATTAACATCTGCAGTTTTAGCCCAATATATATAAGCTCCTTCTGGCCCTGCAGTAGAAAAACTTTCTGGAGCGAGTTGAATACGTGATCTTAAACTATTATCATCTTCTACATCTGAACCATTGTAACTGGTGTCAATATTTCCAGCACTTGAAACATAAGGGACTTGATCAACAATAGTTTTTATTTGTCCTGGAATAAATCCGTTATATCTAGAGCCTCCCTCCATAGCTTTAGCAAGTATAATTCCTGATAAATTTCCTGAAGGGATAATTAAACTTGATGTAGTCTCAAAATATAAAACTCCATCTGGTGTAACTCTTGTACCAGCAGGGACTATAACATTATTTACTTGAGCTTCTGAAAGAGTAAATTTTATTGTAACTAAGGACTTTTCAGCAGCAAGCCTGGTTACTCCTACCAAAGATCCTAATCCATCTAATGCCTTATCAACTGCAAAAGGTAATAAATTCTGATTGCCTGTGTAATTAATATCATTCTTTAATCCAACTATTATAGGCGCTTCTTGCAATAAAAAAATCCTGCGTTCATCACCAGGATAAAGAGTCTCGCCTATTCCATTTTCAAAATCATTTATCATCTTATTTTCAATTGAACTTGCATCAATTTCAACAAATTGAACTTCATTCATATATCTACCACCACCTTAAATTGAAAATTTCCTTCTTTGTCAATTTCAATGAAATCCACACTTTCTATCGTGGCTCTTGGTTCCCTTTCTGCTATAACATCATAAATTTGGGCTGTTGCTTCAGCAATGGCTATAGGTAAAGGCTTATCTATAAATGAACTATCTATTCCTAATGTTCTATCATAAGCTACTTCATATTTGTAAGTAGATATAAGATTAAATACATTTTGAGCTATTCTATCAATGCCCTTTGCTGTCCAATCTAAGTTTGAATCTTTAGTATTAATTGTTACTAACAAGTATATACCTCCTATCTACTTCCAACCCTGTTTATTGTTGCAGCAGCTAGATTAGGATTACTTCTCTTCTGTTCTGTCTTTGTTGGTGGGTTGTAAATATAATTACTAGGGTTCAAGTTTGTGCTGACTCCAACAGCTTTTTTTGAACTAGCTTTCTTACTAGTCTTACTACTTGACTTACTGCTTGAGTTAGTCCCTGTGCTACCTGGTCTAACAAACTCAGCAAAATCTAGTTTTAGAGTAGCTTTTAGCAAATTGCCCTTATCATCTATTACTGTATCACTAACATTTGTAGATTTTAAAAGCCATTTATTAGCCCCTAATGGTTTATTTCCTAACATAAAAATATATGGCTGAGTGCTTAATTTAATAGCCTCCCATTCTTCAATTTCTTTTCTTACATTCATACCTAAATTCCAGCTTAATCTATTCAGAAAACTCATAGAATCTAATCCAACGCCTTTTATATATGTTGAAGGTTTGCTATTCAGTTTTTCCTGTTCTTCTGCTTGTATTTCTCCACCCCAAGACAGCTCATTAAAAGTATTCACTCGTTTACTACTAACCTGAAAGCTTTTGTTTTTAAAAACTGCAATAGGCATTTAATATTCCTCCAGTTGCTTTCTTAAATAAATACTAGTGCGGCTATTTACTAAGTCATGCACTAGCCTACTAATAAAGTATTTGCCATCAAATATACCAATCTCTCTTACCTCAACATTAGTTCCAGCTGCATAATTAGTGTTTAACTTTATATAAAAGTCTCCTGTTATCATCTCCTTATTAAAAGCTCTCAAATAACTTTTAGCATACCTATTAGCTTCACTTTGATTACTGCAGTAGATTTGTTTAGTTAAAGTTGATCCATAAATACGTTTATCTTCAAATTCGCCTTTTATAAACCCACTAGCTCCACTGCTTTTTATTAAGCATTTTTGAAAGATATTTGTTGATTTATTTTTAAATTCAAAATTATTTAAAATGTCGCTTTTATAAATCACTGAATTAACCGCATCTATACTCTGTTGCTCTTGATAATGTTCATCATAAATAATAATGCTTTTATTATTTATCTTCAGAGCATACCCTTCAAGCATACATCTGTATGATAGAAAAGAAAAATCAGCTTGCTCTATCTGGTCTACACGCTGATAAACATGATTTTTAATGCCATATGTCTGAACTGTAAAGTCATATCTTCCAGCAATTTCAGTTACAAATTCTAAAAATCTTACATTTTCCCATCCTTGGCTCCTTGCAGTTTTAGAATGTTGAGGTATAGATAATGCTTTAAGCTGAAATCTGCCATCTCTTTGAATTAATTCGTCTATATACATGATTCCAGTTGAGTACCCTTCCTGCTTTATCTCAAAAGTATCATTTTTTAATGGCTTCCATTTGCTCCATAATCCATCTATGTCTGAGAAAATGCATTCTATGCTATCTGGAACTCCTCCAGCATTATCTATTAAATTTATTTTTAATGGCTCTACACTATTTGTTATATCTATGCCATTATATATAATATTCAAAGTTACACCTTCTTCCATGGAGGAAGAGAACTTGTAGGCTCTTGCTCTATTATAGGGATTTTTAGTTCAACTCCAGCTTTAAAAGTGATTACTTTTCTATGCTGTAAATTTGCTTTAATAATAGTTGAAGATTGTGTTTCTTCATTATAAAAATCAAGGGCAATACAATCAAATGTATCACCCTCTAAAGTTACATAAGTATAGTATTTATCCAAATGAAACCCTCTCTTTCTCTGCAAATAAATCTTCCACTACTTTTCTAATATAATCGCCTGATGATTCTACACCTCTTGCTACATCATCTTTGTTGCTTACAGGACCATTAAAATTAAATGTCAAATGTACATTTGGCACCGAGGATCTTTCAGTTTTATCTGCTCCTATAGCTTTTGCAGTCTGATTAAGAATACTTAAACTTCTAGGATTTTTATACTTTAATGGTATTGCAGCTTCTGGCCCTGCTTCTCCAAATATGGAAGGTTGATTTGTGAATCCTCCTTTTGCAAACTGAGGAATCGAAGAATTTAAAGCGGCAGATTTTTGATTAAACTCAGCCATAGTGCCTTGTGTTTTACCTACTGTTGGAATTAAAGGGATGTTGACTCCAGGTATTTTATTTAGTTTTTCAATTAGTGAGTTTATTTTCCCGCCAACTAAATTAACTCCATCAGAAAATACACTCTTAATTTTATCCCAAACAATACCCGCAAATTTAGCTAGTGTGTCCCAGTTTTTATATAGCAGAACTCCAGCTGCTACAAGTAATCCAATACCTACAGTAATCATTCCTATAGGACTTGCAGTCCAAGCAGCATTAAGTGCCCATTGAGCCACTGATGCTAAGCCCATTCCACTTTTATAAATTCTTATCATTGTATTCGCCACTGCATATGCTTTTGATACAGCTTCTATAATAAGAGCTGCCTTTGCCGCAGCATTAAATGCTATTTGAGCAGCTACTATACCCCAAATCACAGGCTCAATAAGTGGCCAATTGTTATATATAAAGTCAAATACTTTCTTAGAAATATCATATAATGCTACAAGTTTAGGTCCTAGTTGCTCTAAGAAGCCACCAACTTTCGGTAATAATTCAGTCGCTTTATCCATAGCCTTTGTTAATATGTCTTGGAATTTCTGAATAAACTCTGGGTTTCCTATAGCACTGTTCATTAGTTTATTTCCTGTTTCTACTAACTTTGTAAAGCCTGGAATAGCTGCTGTCATTATCTTTGAGGACAACTGCTCTAAATTACTCTTAGCCAGTTTCATCTGATTTGAAAAACTGCCTTGTGTTCTTGTAAAGTCGCCTTGTGCATCTTTACTTACACTTAACAAGTAATTATATCTTAAAGTAGTTTGTGTAGCTTGATCCATATCTTTATAAGCAGTTTTTATTCCTTTGCTTAGGGCATATGCCTCCATATTTGCAACTGACATATTTATACCAAGTTGCTTTAAAGGTTCTGTTTCTCCACTTATACCTGCTCTGATTTTTGTAAATGCATCATCTTGAGCAATATTATAGAAACTTGAAAAATCTCCACTAAGCGCAGTTAAATTTTCCGACATAGTTAATACACTTCCACTAGTTAGCCCACTACTTTTAAGCATAGCTCCTATTGTACTACTGTATTTCTTTGCTCCAAGTTCTGATAATCCATAAGATTTTAATGCCGCTTTAGACCATTCATCTATAACCTTTGCATTTTGTCCAAATGTTACATCAACTACATTCTGAACCTCTGTTAAATCTGATGCAGCTTGTAGCCCCTTATTTCCTATATATGCAAGTCCAGCACCAACAGCAGCAGCTCCAATAGCGGCTGTTTTAGCTGCTAATGAAAAGGCTTTATTCATTGTTTTACCCATTAGTGTGGAAGAGGAATCTATATTCCCTATCCCTCTTTGAGTTTGTCTTAGTGCGCTTTGCAGTGATGGACTTACTCTTCCAGCTAATACAATTAAAGCTTCTAATTCTCTTCTACTAGCCATTTTCTTCTTTCATCTCCTTTCCAACTCTTTCTGCTTCATCAGCAAGCTTTTCATAAAAATTTATTAACTCATATAAGCCCATATCCAAGCATTCATTTCGAGTTGCAAAGTGATTAAAAACCAACTGTATTATTATTTTTTCTATAAACTCATCAGGGATTAATCCTCCAAATCTAAAAAGAAAAAATTTCTTGCTAATGCCTCCGCTTTACAAGCATCTTTTGCTGACATTCTAAATACATCATTAACATCAATGCTCGGGTCTTCTTTTGCAACTGCTCCAGCAAATAGATATAAGTGATAAACTGAGTCAAATTCTTGCATACTCACACCATTACCAGCCTTCTTATAAGCAAGGCTAATGTTTTGTTTATCTCTTGCAGTCATTTTGTCAAAGTTATACGCAAGAGAACTTACTTTTTCTCCATTTATGTCTATTTCCTTTTTTAGAACAAAAATCCCTGAACCTTCTGCAAGTATAGTTGATTCATTTTCTTTTATTTCAATTCCTAAATTGTTCTTTTCAATATTCATTTAATTTCCCTCCTAAAATAAAAAAGCAACTCTATTGAAGAGCTGCTCTCATTGATTCCATATAGTCAATTCCGTTGACCACATATTTATAATTTAACTTGTCTATTAACAAAACTTCTTTACCATCTACTATTTTTCTATAATAAACAACCTCAAACTCACTGGACCCATCTGCCCCAGAATTAACCTCAATTTTGCCTGGATCATATTTTTTATTTATCATCGTCATAAATACTTTATTAGCCTGTATTCCTACTCTTACTTGGGATGAATCAAATATATCTGTTACCCAAGCAACCTCTGCTTTAATTTGACCTGGGCGAGATAACATAGCATACTGTGGATTATCTGCACGATTATTTACAGAGAAAGTCATGCTACTTAACTGACCGTAGGTAGGCATGTCTATTTCTCCCATTATTCCAGCACCTTGAATGGTGTCTGTTAACTTTTCGATTGATGGAAGTTGCAAATCAGCTGAATCATCTATTAAGGTTAATCTTTCATTTTGATCTGTAGCTCTAAATGCATAATTAATAGTTTTGTTTGTAATTTTAGACATTAGCTCTCACCTCCGAAGAGTGTACTTATTCCTTTTGTAGTATATTGAACTACAAATGTTAAACTCTTTGATATTGGTGTAGTTGTTGCCCTAGTATCAAAAGTAAAATCTCCCTCAACAATAGAGTTTGTAGGATTACTTGTTTCATTAAAAGCAATCTCACCATATAGCATATATCCATCTGATACAAGGCTATTTAACCAAGTTTGAGCATCATTAAGTATAGTTTGAACCTTTGATCTATTTAAAGGACCATCAATATCTGATAAATAGTTTTCTTGGAATGAATTTGTTAAGTACATCATCATCCTAATACTTGCATCAAATATATTTTTAGAGTCTATAGTAGCACCATATTCATAATTTGCATTATGCGGGCCCCAAAGTACCCATATGCCACCTCTAAAGTTTACTGTAGTTATCCCTTTACTATTTAAATCATTTGCTTGAAGTTCATCAAAACTAATGTCTGTTCCATCTCCTAATACTGCTCCTGTAATTCCGAGTTGTTTATTTGAAGGACTTTCATATGGAATATTATTATTGGCATAGTCTGTTTGCTGCATTCTTAAAACTGTCAATGTTGAAAGCCAATATCTTTTATCTCCTGATTTAACTTTTGGCCAACATACCTTTAAATTAACATCAGTATATAAGTTTGTAGATTTCCATGTTTTAGCTGCTGCTATTGTTTTAGTTGTAGTGCATTCTAAATCTGCAACAACTTCTAAATCCCAATGCCCATTTAGCTTAGTAGCCTTATATATTAACTCATTTTTAATCTCTGGTATATGACTCCATCCTGGAGCTGCTAAAATAGTTGGTATCATATTAAACATTTGATACACTAAATCTAGACAAGATGCTCCTGTTCTCTTGCCATTACCATCAATCCCACCAATTACCTCTACATTTGTAACTTTAGTCCTATCAATTTTATCATAGGCAACTGTTACTGGTGATACTAAAATAGTTATAGTCTTAATCATAACTCTTCCATCTACAGTGTATGATACAGAGTAATCTGTATCTCTAACCTTTCCAGTAATTGATATGCTAGATAAAATTACATTGTCATTAATATATCCAACTCCATTTGTTAAAACTACACTTGCTGGAGTTGCAGCAACTTTGTGAGTTGCAGGATTTAATACATTTATAACTACTATAGGGCCCATTGGTTGTATAGGGTTTTTAAAATGAGCATATACAGCTTCACAAAGTGTAAATGTGGCCCAGTCATCACTATATCCTATTTTAGCTTTTGCATCATCAAATGACGAAATTAATATAGG